TGATTCAATTACGAAATGATGATAATACATCCACACTACTAAATAGTATTATTACCAAATTTACGAATATGTGGAATGGTAACTACGTATATCCATCATTGTTAGGTATATCTACTTACCGTTTTTTAAATATGATATTATGCGAGAATTTTAGATAAAATATACAATGAGTAGCAGAAACATAAGAACTCCAATAATCTATGTGGTAACGATAATCTACGAATTGACATTCTATAACAATAATCATGAATTAATAGAGTATAATATATGGATGTAAAGTAGGGTTTCCAAGTGATTTGTGGAGTATATCTATACATGTAAGGAGAAAATAAAGTAAGCGTTAACAATATCCAATGTGAAGTCATATAGGGTATGAAAAAGGCTCCACCTTCCAATAACTCGTCTCTTTCACCCCATAAAAATTGTAGAGTGTGCGCATAAACATCAACTGGAAACGCAACGATCCATAAATAATCAAAATATGTGTATTTTTTGATGGAACTAATATGTGTTGCGTACGTCTTATGAGGACGTTGATGGGTATTGAATGCTAACGCATACGAGTGTGTCATATTTTCTGGAAATTTTTTAGTATTGAAGGCAGGAAAAGATACTCCACTCCATACCAGATACGTTACAGATAAGTTTATTGGTTTATGTGTCTTCATAAATGTTTCATAATATTCTGCAATTATATTATGATAATACTGGTCTTCTAATAATATGAGTTTATAAGGGGAACAAAATGTATACAATATTTCTGTTTTCATATAGATAGCTAATCTAAGCAACTACTATCTATATATGTTTGTTTTATTAAATTACAATATGACACAAATATAATACATACACAAGAACATATAAACATGAAAGAGTTTCCCTTTAAAGAAATAAGTTTTTCAGCAAGTGGTTGGCTTTACATTTTCCAATTAGGCGTACTTCATTATTTACAAAACCATTATGATATGAAAGATGTAAAAGTGTATGGAACAAGTGCTGGTGCTATTGTAGGGTGTTCCTTATGTTGTGACTATGATAATCTAAGATTGGCAGCAGAAGTCATCCAGGCAAAACAGATTCAATCAAGGGATTTCACTAAAATGATAGAACTAGCGCACGCTGGATGTGATAGAATCTGTCCGACCGACGCCCATATAAAATGCAATGAACGACTGACTATTGCTTGTACTGAAATCCACAATGGAGTTTTTATGAAAGCTGTAACATATAACACATATAGATATCGACAGGATGTAGTGGATATACTAAAAGCAACATCCTTTTTACCATTTTTAGGTGGATTTACACCATATGTATATAATAAGAAATGGCTTATAGACGGTGTTTTTACCATCCCTCATCAAAATCCAGATAATCGTTCGTGTTTAATGGTTTCTCATTGTAGAAATTGCAGTTGTGGTTGTTTCAAAGACCCTAGTAGAGCCATAATACCCGAATTCAATATCCCGAAACAGTTTTCCATTTTTCCTGTATCGGAAGAATTTTTAAAATTAATGTTTTATCATGGTTATATAGTTGCTTATAAGTTTTTCAACGATTGTCATATTGAAAGTAAGTCATTGAAAACAATAGATGATTTAAAAAATACCAGCTTTGAAGATGTATCAAAGATTCATTTCGACACAGCCATAAAAAATCAAGAATTGATTCGAAATGAACTAGAAGAAACTATCCGAAAACATGATTATGCAAGGCATTCATCAATCGTTATTTGTCTAGGAATCATCGGGATATTTTGTAGCTATTTTTTCTTGAAACACAACATGTAAAATAAGTATTATACATTGTACTTATTTTATTAGAAAATTGTTTTGTCGGTTAAAGTCTGTAACCTAATTTGAGTAGGCGACACCTGCCATGCCTGACATTACACGTAATACATTGTAATTAACGGCATAGACACGTACTTTAGCAGTGTCAGAACCTGAAACGGTGTTTGAACTTAATACAAGTTGTAAAACAGCGTTATCAATTCTTGAGAAGTTACATGTTCCAGATGGTTGGTGTTCTTCTGGTTTTAAAGCAAAAGAGTATACGTTGATACCAGAATCTGGGGCACGTGTGTGGTGTTGGAATGGTTGAACTACATCAAAGTATGAACCTTCACGTTCAGAGAATCTATCTTGACCGTTTAATTGTAATTTGGCAGTTACAACTGGATTTTCACCCCAACAATGCATATCTAATGCGGCTTCACCTAATACAAATGCGGCGGCGTCATTAACGAATCCACCGGCACCTGAGGCATCAGCGAAAGCATTACCTGAAACCATGTTTGAGGCACCTGCAGTATTGGTGAATGCAGTTAATGAGTTGGAAAGTACATCAAGAGCATCAGTGTAGTTGAATGGTTGTGCACCAAGAAGAGCAAATAAGTCTTTGTCATCTTCTAATGAAGCACAATAATCAACATTGGCATCTGGTTGTACTACCCATACTAATTCTTTACATGGGTGGTTGAAGTTTAATTTGATACGGTTAGAAGATGAACCAACGGATTCATCACCAGTGAATTGAACTTGTTCGATTAAGTATTCATGTGGGTTTTGTGCCATTTTTCTACGTTCATCGGTATCTAAGAAGATATAATCAACATATAAAGAAGCGGCTACAAGGGATTGAGAGTAAGCGGCAGATACGGATTTGTTGGTACCACTACCGGCAGTGGCGGTAGATACAGCCCATAAACATTCACCAATTGGACGGAAATCAATGTTGATTTTTACTTCATGGTATTGTAAAGCAATTAATGGAAGGGCAAGACCTGGGTTACGACTGAACCAGAATTGTAATGGTACGTATAAAGTGGTTTCTGGAAGAGCTTTACGTGGAGCACATACTTGTGCTGGACCAGTTGAACCGGCACATGGACCATCAAGGGCAGCCCAGTTAGGATCAACTAAGTAAGTTAATTGAGTAGTGTTACCTACCATTTTGTTGTAACCGCTTTGTTGTTCGGCAGATAAAGTAAGTTGGTTCCAGATGTGCATCCAGTCACCATATTGACGGTCAATACGTTGACCTCCAATTTCTACTTCAACTTGGGCGATTAATTGTTCACCTGGGAAATCTAACCAACGAGCATAAATATCTTCGCTAGGACCGTTTAAGGTTTGGTCGATTTGAGGAAGAGTTACTTGAAGATAAGTACGGTAAGCAAGATCACCATTACGGCTGATGGTACATGTTACACGACGACCGAAATCAGCTTGACCTGAGAAGGTTTGTTCGATTGATTCCATTGCGAAGTTGGTATGACGTCTGTAAGAGACTTTCCAGAAAGTGATTTCAGGGGTACCGGTCAAGAAGACATCTTGGGCCCCGTAAGCTACTAGTTGCATTAAAGCACCACCCATTGTTATATATTATAAGAAAAGAAAATAATTTCAGAAAAATACGTAATAAAATAATTTTTCCTAAAGTTTTCAAATGTCTCAACTTTTGCTACATTACTTTGAATTATATACTCGTATTTGTGGTTGATTTCATTTTTTTATTGATTCTACAATTTTTTAGACTCAATATGCTTTCATTTCAGATATATTATCAACTTCTTGATTACTCAATATAAACTTTTCTAAAAAGGACTTCTGATATACTTCTTTTCTATTTTCATGCTTCTTGGAGAATATATAATGGTTTTCTGTTTTCTTGACAGTCCATCCATCTTCTATGGCATTGTGTAAAAACAGCATCTTTTGAAATTTCTTATGATTAATTTTAATGTTTTCAGGCATTGACTTCAATTCCGTATTTATTTGTTGCATAACATGCTATATCGTGATGTTTTTCAAATCAATAATGAACGATTTCATAAAAAATGACTTAAACTTGTATCTTATTACATTCTAAATGACCGCCAATCCAAATTTTACATTAGATGTAAAACACGATCAAATGATGGAATATTTCTCTAATCTAGATGATACTATTATCCCAAATCTAATTAGTGAAAAAGCAGACCTTAAATGTAAATTACAACAACTCCCACGTAACAATATTGAAAAGCGTATGGAATATCAATTTCGTATGAAACAAATCTCTAATAAAATTAAAAAACATAAGACTGAAAAGAATAATTACTTTCTAGAAAATTCTAAATATATATTCACGTACTTCGAACAAAAGCAGAAAATCCATTCCGGTGAAAATTCTCAAAACAACAATGTAATCAATTCATTTTTCAAAATTAAGACATGTGATGGAGGAGACAATATCAAAAACCCTAAATACAATACTTCAAGGCAAATGTATCAAAATTACTGGAAGAATATTAATGAAGAAACTATATTATTACAAGATTTTACAATTGAATGTGATACATGCTACTTCTGCAATAAAGGTGAATTCATACCACAAGAAGATGAGGGCGTACTCATATGCAATAATACTGAATGTGGTCGTTTTATTCGCCATATTGTTGAAGGCGGGAAACCAAGCAACAAAGAACCTCCTAATGAAGTGTCTTATACTGCCTATATTCGGTTGAATCATTTTAAAGAGATTCTCGCCCAATTTCAGGCGAAAGAGACTACTCAAATACCTGATGAGGTCTTACAAGCTATTAAAGACCGCATCAAGAAAGAACGTATCACAGATATGAAACAATTAAATTATGGTAAAATGCGTGAGATTTTGAGAAAGTTGGGTCTCAACAAATATTTCGAGCATATTCAATACATTAACTCTATATTCGGTATTAAACCACCTGTAATGAATGAAGAATTACATGAAACCTTATGTGTTTTATTCATTGAAATCCAGAAACCTTGGGCGATTCATTGTCCTCCTAATCGTACTAATTTCTTCAATTACACATACACTCTTTACCAATTATGCGTCCTTTTGGATCAAACACAATATTTACCATTCATTCCCATGATGAAAGACCGAGAAAAACAACTCGAACAAGATATGATTTGGAAAGAAGTCTGTAAAGAATTAGATTGGCAATTCTTCCCTACTGTCTAACTTCACGATATAATGTGTATAGTGCTAAAAACAATAACATTGATTGGATTACAAGAACCCCTTGAGGAATAATTCTCCATTTTGTTAAATACTCACTTAAGTTTTCATCGTCATATGTTCCAAGTAATGCATCCATATCAAATATCAAATAATAATTAATAGTTCCTGCAATAACTAAAAACAAAATGCTGATTGCTAACAATAATACATTGTATAAACTGGATTTTCCTCTA